GCAGTTTTTTTTGATGGACCTAATTTAGAACATGAAGTAAATCAAAATTTAAATGGAGATAGATACATAATAGCTGGGTGGTTTTGTAAATGAATATATCTAATTATTATTGGTATTTTAAATCTGCCGTGCCAGAGAGAATTTGTGACATGATTGTGCAATACGGTAAATCAGAAAAGAAAAGAGAGATTATGGCCATTACAGGAGGTTTTGGTAGAGATAGAGATTTAAATAAAAATCCTCTTAATAAAGATGAAATAAAAAATGTACAAAAGAAAAGAGATTCTAATATTGTTTGGATGAGTGACCCATGGATATATAAAGAAATACAACCATACGTTCATGAGGCTAATAGAAATGCAGGTTGGAATTTTAATTGGGATTGGTCAGAAGCTTGTCAATTTACAATATATAAAAAAGGGCAATACTATGGTTGGCATTGTGATAGTTGGGATAAACCTTATATAGAAGAAGGTCCAACAAAAGGTAAAATTAGAAAATTATCTGTAACAGTAACATTATCAGATCCAAAAGAATATAAAGGTGGAGAATTAGAGTTTGATTTAAGGAATGAAGATCCTGATAAAAAACCTAATGTTAGAACATGCACTGAAATATTACCAAAAGGCTCGTTGGTTGTATTTCCATCTTTTGTATGGCATCGAGTCAAACCAGTAACGAAAGGAGTAAGGCATAGTTTAGTTATATGGAATTTAGGCTATCCCTTTAAATAATATGGAACAAGGCGGAAGTTCAACACCAAAAAAACCAAAAGGACACGTAGATTTTAAATCTGCGTTTTATTTTCAAACACCACTTTGGATTGCAGAAGCTCCAATGTTTTTGAAAAATACAATTAAAGTAACAAATCAATACGTTAAGAAAGCTGAAAAACTTTTAAGAGATAAATTAAAAAACGAACCTAAATGGAAAAAAGATATAGGAACATTTGGTTTATCTTATCACAGTGAAAGTTTTTCTCATGATCCTAAAGTAAAAGACTTAGTTCAATTCATAGGTCAAAGATCATATGAATTTTTAGATTGGCAAGGATTTAATTTACAAAACCATAGTTTGCATTTTACAGAATTTTGGGTGCAAGAATTTAGTGAGAAAGGTGGTGGTCACCACGACACTCATGTGCACTGGAATCAACATGTATCAGGATTTTATTTTTTAAAATGTAGTGAGAAAACATCTTATCCAATATTTCATGACCCAAGACCTGGTGCAGAGATGACAAAGTTATTTATGAAAAATCAAGAAAAAATAACACTTGGAAGTAATCAAGTTCATTACAAACCAAAACCAGGAACAATGATTATTTTTCCAGGTTATGTTCCACATCAATTTGCAATCGACCCGGGGCTAGAACCTTTTAGATTTATACACTTTAATATTAAAGTGGTGGAAACATCTATATCAAAAGAAAGGAGTATAAAATGAGTTTTAAAAAAAATAAATATGTTGTGATTAAAGAGGCTGTCCCAAAAGATATAGCTAATTTTGTTTACAATTATTTTTTAATGAAAAGACAAGTGGCTAGAACAATGTTTGATGAAAAATACATATCACAATTCACGACAGAGTTTGGTGTATGGAATGATGAACAAGTACCAAACACATATTCTCATTATGCAGATATAGCTATGGAGACTTTATTGTTAAGAACGCAACCGATTATGGAAAAGAAAACCGGTTTAAAATTATATCCTACATATTCTTACGCTAGAATATATAAGCCAGGAGATATTTTACATAGACACAAAGACAGATTTAGTTGTGAAATATCTACAACGCTAAATCTTGGCGGTGATCCTTGGCCTATACATTTAGAACCTAAAAAGAACGTGGGTATACCTGATGGTAAAAAAATAACTGTATCTAGTAAAAATAAAGGTATTACAGTAAATTTAAAACCTGGTGATATGCTTGTCTATAGAGGCATGGAACTAGAACATTGGAGAGAAGAGTTTCAAGGAGATAATTGTGCTCAAGTTTTTCTTCACTATAATGACCAAAAATCTAAAAACGCTGATAAGAATATATACGACGGAAGGCTACATTTAGGGCTTCCTGCTTGGTTTAAAAAGTGATATATCCTTATACTGGAGAGAGTGTCACCACCATAACACCACAC